AATGGCCGGCCAGCAGCCCGCAGCTGAACGAACTTTTCGAGGCCCACTCAAAGGCTCTCGGTCAGCTGAAGAACGCACCGAGAACGTGCATCAGTCACTTCGCCAAGAAAGACAAGGCCGGCAAGCCGATCCCAGACTACGCCGACTTGGCGACGATTCTCGACACGATCCGAAAGCCGCTGGCCGACAACGGCCTGAGCGTCACGCAGTGCTTCTTTCCGTACGACGAGACGCAGGACGTCCTGATTACGACGCTCTCTCACAAGAGCGGTCAGTTCACACGGTCGTTCACTCGCATCAAGTCCACCATCCCGCCGCAGCAGTACGCCGCTGCCGCCACCTACATGAAGCGGGCGGCACTGGCGGCGATCGTTGGCGTGGCTGCCGACAGCGACGACGACGGCGAGACGGCCGATCGCACGGCGGCAGTCGCCAGCGTGGATGACGAGGCGCGCATCGAGAAGCTCGGCCTCAACAAGATCCGAGAGGCGAAGACTGCGGACGAGCGGGCCGACGTCTTGGCTAAGGCTGAGGCCAGGGTCAGCGAGGGAACGCTCACTGCTGCCGCACTCGAGAGGCTGCGGGCGGCTGCGGCCGCAATCGACTCCTCATCACAGAAGACCACAGCAAAGAAACAGATGGCTTCCGCAACGTGAACACGCACGGAGTGCTGGCCGCCTCCACCGCTGCGCCCCCCAGCAACCAGCACAGGGGGCACCGCACACTCAAGGACGAGTCATGGTCAACACGGAACTCATAGCGCTCTGCAGGACGCTGGTCGCTGCCATGCAGGAGTCGGACAGGTTCGACGCCAAGTACCTGCGTCGACTGATCCTGCATGTCGTGCCGCAGCTCCTGGTCGAGATCGACATTCTTGGCGGCGTGCTGGAGTCGCTCCGGCTGCCTGTGCCAGAGCCTGAGCTGCCCAAGGTCGTCGAGGCCAAGTTCGAGGCCGTCGCCAAGAAGGTGTCTGCGGCTCGACCAAAGCCGAAGAAGCGGCCGGCAACCAAGAGAAAGGCTAGGAACAAATGAGCCTGTTTCTCCGGGAATACCAGAAGCGTGCCGTCGAGGCCGTCTGCCGTGCCGCAAAGAACGGCGAGCGCAGGATCACTGTCTGCCAGCCGGTCGGCACCGGCAAGACTGAGGTGCAGGCCGAGCTTTGCCGGCTGGCGAAGTACCCACTGAACGTCGTGCCGCTGCTCGACCTTATGCGGCAGAACCGCGACCGCATGGAGCTGCGGCTGGGCGAGCGGTGCGACGTAGAGCAGGGCCCTAACTTCGCAGAAAGCATCGAGGGCCTTCGCAGGAGGGTCATCGTCGGCAGCCGAGACAGCCTCCTGTCGAACGAGCGGTACAAGGCACGGGCCTACGACCGCGTAAGTCTCGTTCTCGTAGACGAGTGCCACTACAAGATGACGGCCCAGATGGAGCGGATGCTCTGCCACTTCGAGGAGAAGGGCGCCACCGTCGTCGGATTCTCGGCCACGCCTTACAAGGGCAGGGGCAAGGGCCTGCGGTTCTTCCCGCGCCCGCAGTTCGTATACACGCTCAGGGATGCGATTGACGACGCATGGCTGCTGGCGCCTCGATGCTTTGCCAGCGAGAGCAAGGCGTTCGATCTGACCCTGGTGGACGAGGTGGCCGGCGACTGGGACCGGAAGCAGCTGTCCGACATTCTAACGGCAGAGCACTGCGCCCAAGAGGTTACGTCGCTCGTTCTGTCTACATACCGCAGCGAGCCGTCCGTCGTGTACGCACACTGCGTTCGGCAGGCCAAGCTGCTGGTCGAGGTGTTCGAGCGCTACGGCGTTCGGGCGAGCATCGTGTACGCCAAGCAGCGGCCCGATATTCGCAAGGCGAACATGGACGCCTTCATCGCCGGCGACACGAAGATCATCGTGAACGTCGGCATCTTGGGCATGGGGTGGGACTTCCCCGACCTCCGCAACATCTATTCGGCGGCGCCGACCAAGAGCCTCTCAAAGCTGGAGCAACGCATCGGCCGTGTGCTGCGTCCGCTCACGGGCACGCTGCACCCGGAGATGAGCCTGGACGAGCGCCGCCGGGCCATTGCCGACAGCGGCAAGCCTCGCGGCAACTACTACGACATAACGGGAAACATCCGCACTCAGCAGCTGCTCAGCGTGTTCGACGTCCTGGACGCACAACTCCGCCAGTCGCCTGCCAGAAGGGAGCGCTTGGCCGCGACCCTCTCCATGGAAGGCGTCGATCCGATGGATGCAATCCGCGAGGCGGATGCAGCGGAACTTGCTGAGCTAGAGCGTCAGGCGCAGGAGATGATCGAGAAGCGCAAGCGGCTGATTGTCGGCGTCACCTTTGACCACGAAACCCGAGATCCGTTCGCCGCCCCTGAGTCGAAGAAGCAGCGCGGCTGGCGGATGATGTATGGGAAGTACAGGGGCGAGCCGCTCTCTTCGATCCCGGAGGGATACCTCTCGTGGGTCATGTCCAGCCAGAAGAAGGACAGCCCGTTCAAGTCGGCGGTCAGGAAGGAACTTGATCGCAGGAAGCAGGAGCAGCAAGCCGCCAAATAGGAGGCTGCATGAAGAGCGATGGAGCGCTTGGTGGAAAAGTCATTGGCGAAATCGGCGTGGCGATGGCTGTGGAGCAGCTACTCCGGGCCGGCTACGCAGTCGCCATCCCAATTGTGGACGAGGGCTACGACCTCATCGCATTTGACGGGCGACGTTATTGGCGAGTGCAGGTCAAGGCTACCGGCTCAAACGGCCGGAACAGAGGCAGCATTCGCCTTGGCTGTGGACGCGACAAGCGTGGAGCGTATTGCCCCACGCAAGTCGACGCCTTCGTCGCAGTTCAAATCCGCACAAAGGTCGCCATGTGCGTCCCGGTCGCAGCGGTGGCCGGCCGCACAAGCATCGCGTTCTCGGAGTACGACCAATGGTCTGACTTCGGCGTCCTGCGTCGCATCAAAACACAACGCCGTTGAGGTGTCTGCGGCATAGATCGAACAACAACACGAACGGCTGCGCGGGTTGGGAAAACCTCTGGCGCGCAGACGCATGACCCACGACCAGAAGGGATCGTGACGAACGTGGGTAGGCCAGCCGCAAGCGACAGGGCCAAGTCACGCGGGCAACAGGATGCTCGATAAGCAGGTCGCATGCCTCCGCCCCTGTGGCAAGGAGGACACCCCTACTGCGTCCTAACTGACAGTGGGCAGGTGGCGGCTAACCCTAGCCTTCGGGCTGGGGATTAGTCGCCGTCCACCCTCAGCGAGCCTTCAAACAGTGAGCAGATTTGTGTCACCAATAGATGACGTCTCAATGGTAAGGGTCAGCGATGAAGCCGGAGCGCAGATGGTAATCGCATGCGTTCCCGGATCAGCGAAGGACCTTGTCTGCATAGGGCAAGACGATTCATGGACAGCCAACTGCAAGCCCGTCACGAGCGTCATCTTCGACGTCAGCGTGGCGGTTCAGCTGACGAATCACAGGGACGTTGCGGCGCTTTCCGGCTGGCTGTCAGCCGCCGCCGTTTGGCTGAAGAGCAGGCAGAAACTCGAGCGAGAGGAGGTGGACGATGAGCGGAGTGATTTCTAAGGCTCTGAGCGCGCTCCTGAAGGAGAACTCGGACGCGGCGGCCCTGGCAAAGCGGGTGGCGAACGCCATTGCTTACCGCCCTCGTAAGTGCGAGCGGACCTGGAATGTCGTTACGGGAGAGGGCTGCTTCAGGTGGCAGATCGAATTCAAGGACGAGCAGCAGATGCTCGATTTCGAAAACGCCCTTTCGGAAATCCTCGACTGGTCGGAACAAGGAGATGAGTAATGGCAGCTCGGAACTATCGCTGTTCGCAAAGGAGTACCCGTTCTGCGCCGTGTGCTGGAACAGGTCGGACGAGCTGCACATCCACCACATGCAGCAGGGCGCAGGCAGGAGCCACGACAGGCGGAACCTGCTGCGCCTCTGCCGGTGGTGCCACGACGGGCTGCACTTCGGCGGCAAGCACGACCTCAAGAAGGGGATGTGCCTCACGGCCAAGAGGGAAGTCGACGACGCCAACTACGACCCGGAGTTCCTGGCTAGCCTCCGCCTCAAGGCTCATCTGGGTTATGGCCCGCAACGCTATCCGGCGCGCGTATTCGGTTGGAGAAGGAAGCACGGAGTCCCACAGGAGCTAGCACTCATGGCAATCAACAGCAGAAACAAGGGCAAGCGCGGAGAGCTCGAGGCTGCGGCTGAGTGGAACCGCCTGGTGCCGAACGCGCACAGCCGGCGAAGCCAGCAGCACAGCGGCACCGAGTCGGCCAGCGACCTAATAAGTCCCGGCACGCCTCATCTATGGCTGGAGGTTAAGAGGGTTGAGCGTGGGCTGAACCTGGATGCCGTCATGGAGAAGTCCAGAGAGCAGTGCGGAGAGCTGTGCCCAGTTGTGCTGCACAGAAAGAACGGCGGCGAGTGGATGGTCACTCTCCCGCTCGAGCAGATCAAGCGGTTTGTTCAGCAGGTCCAGGGAGCTATGTGATGCCCGAGAACCACTCGTTTCTCATCAACGGCGTGCGCTGGCTGTGGAGGTACACGCGCCTGATCGGTCAGGCGCAAGGATGGACGTACATGAAAGACCCGAAGAACCCCAACGTGCGAGAGAAGGTGCTGATCGACGAGCGGCTCAAGGGTCGGGCGAGACTGAACACGGAGATACATGAGTTCCTTCATGCGGCCAACCCGACGCAGAGCGAGGAGCATGTCACGCAACAGGGCGACGACTTGGCGAGGATCCTGTGGTCGCTGGGATACCGGCTCAAGGAGGACGCATGAACGTCAACTTGGAGTGGTTCGAAGTGAGCAGGGCTGCACTGGTCGGCGTGGCCAGGAACGTGGAGGCGCTCCGTAAGGGGCTGCAAAACGCCCGACCGACCAACGAGAAAGACTGGGACATCCACATCCTTGGTGCGCTGGGTGAGTGTGCGTTCGCAAAGGCGACCAATCGCTACTGGAACGGGAGCGTCAACACATTCAAGTCCGGCGGGGACGTTGGCGAGGTCATCCAGATACGGACGCGATCCAAGCATCACTACGACTTGATCGTCCGCGACGAAGACAAGGACAGCGACCTGTTCGTACTTGTGACCGGAGGCCCGCACGAGTTCGTTGTGCACGGCTGGATGCGGGCCAAGGACGCCAAGAAGGACGAGTACCGGCAGGACTACGGCAACTACGGGGCGGCCTACTTTGTGCCGAAGTCTCGTCTGCTTGACCTCGAAAGCCTCGCAGGAGAAGAGCGATGAACGACACCACACTGCAGACATTCACCGGCAAGCTCGTAGACCTAGCCAACTTCACTGAGGCCGACGTCCGCCTTCCGGACATAGCCCACGCGCTGTCGCTTATCAACAGATACACGGGGCACACGACCGCGCCGTACTCTGTGGCGCAGCACAGCGTCATGGTTAGCCATCTGTGCCGTCCAGAGGATGCCGCTTGGGGGCTGCTGCACGATGCCAGCGAGGCATATCTCGGCGACGTGGCTCGCCCGCTCAAGGCCCTGCTGCCAGATTACGTCGAGCTTGAGCATCACGTGCAGCGAACGATAGGCAAGCACTTCGGCCTGTCGTGGCCAATCCCCGAGTCCGTCAAGGCTGCGGACAGCATGGCTCTGCTTGCTGAGAAGAGGGTGCTTCTGTCTGTCGATCACGACTGGGGCATCAGCGCAGAGCCAGTCGTGATGCCGGTAAGTCCCGGTGCGTGGAGTGATGCGAAGTCTAGTTTCGAACGTCGTTTCCTGGAGGTAATGCGATGAAGGATTTCAATGGCGATTCTGTTCGGTATCAGTCTGGCGCCGTGCGCTCGAGCGACGCGGAGGGGACGAGGTACGACCTCATCTCTCCGATCGGGCTGGCGGCGGTTGCTGCTGCGTGCGCGGAGGGTGCGGCCCGGTATGGCGACTACAACTGGGAAAAGGGCATGCCGGCCAACGACATGATTAACCACGCCCTTCGGCACATCTTCCTTTTTCTGTCGGGAGACCGGTGCGAGGACCATCTTGGTCATGCCGCCTGGAACCTGATGGGTGCAATCCACTCGCTCGAAGTATGGCCGAGCCTGAATGAGGGCTCGCTTCGGACGGGATTCTGCGAGGCTCCAGTTCAATGCAAGACAACTCCCAAGGACGGGAAGAGTTAGGGCTGTGCGGCTGCGACATTGAGCCGCACTGGCGGGACTTTATGGTCGGAATCATGGCCCACACGGTGGACCTGTGCGTCTGGCTGGCCGAGCAGGCCGGCGGACGGGCAAGGACCAAGAGCCCCCGCACGCTACGCAGGCGCCTCCTGAACGCCGCTGTGGCCTGGAGGTGGGTTTTCTCGGATGAGGGCTGCGAGCTGCCCCTGGACGAGGTGTGCCTGTATTTGGGCCTAAGAAAACCCCTCGTCCGGGAGCGGATCCTGGCCGCCTGCACTCCGTCGCCGGACATAAATCAGGTAGTAGCCCGAATCCTCATAGAGTGCAGGAACGAAGATGCCCACCCTAAACGAAAAGCTGCGCATCCTTGTCGAATGGGCTCCCCTGATTGGGTTCGCCTCCGAGATTACCGCAGCCAAAACCCCCTTGGATCGAGCTTTGAGGATTTCTGCCGCTCTGCGGTGGGTGTCGGATAAGACCGAAACGCCGGTCGACGACGAGATGGTTGAGCTGATCGAGTCGGTGCTGAAGACTCCGGAGGGCGAGGCGCTGTTCGCGTATCTGGTCAATCTGGGCAGGGGCCTGTCGCAAATGGAGATCGACACGTGACGCCGTACATCGTGGCTGCCGCAGCTGCGGCCGCCGCTGCCCTGGCAGCGGCGTGGCCGTACATCCCAAGGCCTCGCGCTGCCGGCATCTCGGCGTCCGTCCGGGCCGGCTGGGTCAATCGACTGTTCTCGCTGGCGGCCGTTGCTGATGAGGCCGGAGAGGCACAGGTGGCATCCGCTGCGCGCGCCCTGATTTCCTCCCTCGTAAGCCAGCATGAAGTGACCAAGAGGGGGAAGTGATGGCCGGCGTCCGATCAGCTGTCATCGCTGTCAGCCTTGCTGTCGCTGCCGCAGCCGGCGGACTCGGCTGGCTTCAGGCCGTCACTAGACCTGTCGATGTTCCGCTTGTCATTCCGTCGGCCGTCCTGGCTGGGGTCAGTTCGTCGGACGCGCGGCTCTTGCGGGACTTCTACGCAGCGATGGCCGACATCGTGGTGCGCGACGGGCTGGCCCAGTCGCCGCTGTGCAAGACTACGTTCGACCTGAGGAACCGACACCGGCAGGCGCTCGAGACGGCGTTTGCCAATACGGCAATGGTCGGCAAGTACGAGGGGCTAGGGCAGCGGTTGGACGAGTACCTGCTTGTGGCCATCGGTCGCCTGGATATTCCGCTGACTGCGGACGTCCGGAAGGCGGCGGCAAAGGCGTTCTCTGACATCAAGTAGGTGCCGCCGTGAGCGAGTCGTTCGGCTCCATCAATGAGATGATCGAAGCCTACGAGCACGGCCTCGTCGGCTCGTACTGCGACCCCGCTGCCACCGACCGGCTGCTCGCCGGGCTGCCGATGCCCCTGTTCGGAAACACGCTCGCAGGCTCCGGCGAGGGGAAGTTGTGCCGGCCGTTCCGTGCGGTGGTGGCGTTCGAGGAGGCGACCGGCCGGAGGCCCTACGACGAAGTTCAGACCACAGGCGACTGCGTGTCCCATGCAGTTCGGGGGGCGGCCGACACAGCCCGAGCCAACGACCCGGATCTCAAGACCACTGAGGACTGGATCGACCGCACCGCTACCGAGCCGCTGTACGGCGCTCGCGGACACGGCGGTCAGGGGGCGAGCTGCTCCGAGATCGTCGGCTGGGCGCACAAGACCGGCGGCCTCATGCTGCGAAAGCCGTACCCGGAGCTGCGCCTGGACTTCACTAAGTACGACGCCGACATCGGCATTCGGTGGGGCAGCAGGGGAGTGCCGGCGAACGTCACGGCGCAGGCAGCCAAGCACAGGATCGGCACGATTAGCCTCGTGACCACATGGCAGCAGGCCCGCGACTGCATCGCCAACGGGTTCGGCCTCGTGTGTTGTTCGTCTGTTGGCTTCAACTCCACCCGCAACGCTGAGGGCATGTGCTTCCCGAAGGGGACTTGGCACCACGCGATGCAGTGGACGGCGGCGGATGACACCCGCAAAGGCGACTGCCGGTTTTGCGTACAAAATAGCTGGGGCTATACGTGGGTGTCAGGGACAAAGGTGCATGACCAGCCGGAGGGGTCGTTCTGGATCAGCCAGAGCGTGGCCCAACGGATGATTGACTACGGCGGAACCTATGCTGTCTCGAATGTGGAGGGATTTCCTAAGCGGCAACTCAAAGACTGGGGCGCGAAGGAGGTCTTGGGATGAAGATCTCAGTCGCTACTGTCGCCGTGTGGCTCGCGTTCGCCCAGCCGGGCAGCGAACCCACGCCGCAGCCGCAGCCGACGAAGTGCTGCGGGGAATGCGGAGGGACGGGGATGGTGTGGTCGGGCGACCGGCTGCATCGCTTCCCATGCCCATGTCCGGCGACCTGCCCGTGCGCTAAGAACCGCCCGAAGACCACGCTGCCCGCAGCCTGCAAGGATGGAGCGTGTCATGTCCGATAGGATCCGCTCGCTCAAGGACGAACTTGAGTGCAACCAGCCGCAGAAAACGCCATCGCACGACACCAAGTCGCACGTAGTCAAGGCGTGCAGCGACGGCGAGGAGAAGCTCATCCGCTTCGGGCAGCAGGGCGTCGAGGGGGCCGGTGCGGCACCAAAGACTGAGGCCGAGAAGGCCCGCCGCCGCAGTTACTACGCCCGCCATAACGCACAGGACAGCGACCCTGGCATCTTTTCGGCGAGGCACTGGTCACACAAGGTCAAGTGGTGATTCATGGGCGCAGAAGAACTATGCGACTACGTGCGGGACAGGCTTCCCCTGCGGGCGAAGCTCGTGGGGAAGGAACGCATCTGCGACATGGTGCTGATGGCCGTGACGGAGTGGCCCATCCAGCCGCTCATGGACTGCGAGCGGAACTCTGCGGTCGAGGAGAAGATTCTGGAGGCCATCGCCGCCAACGTCGGACGCACCTACGAAACCGTGCGCGGCAGCGAGAAGCGTTACGGGTTCTTCTGGGCCTTTGTTCTCTCCAGTGTGGTGTCTGCTGTTGTCCAGTTAGTGCTTGAGTGGTGGCTATCGAGATCGGCCAACCGCATAAAAATGGCGGCATGGCAGTACGGAATGAAAGGTGGATCGTGAGTAGCGTGGACGTTTACGAGGCGTTCCTCCGCGTCGCGGACAGGTTCGGGGTGGCATGTGTCGTCCTGGCGGTGGTGTTGTATTTCGGCAGGGAAGCGGCCATCACCCTGCACGGCAGTGTCGTGGAGCCTGTCGTGGAGAGCCACGTGCGATTCCTCGAGTCCACGCAGGAGACGCTGAAAGAGATAGGCAAAACACAGGAGCGTCAGGCCGAGACGCTGCAAGAACTGGCGACCGGCCAGCGAGAAATCCAGCAGGCGCTTGCCCGTCCTGCGGCTATTGGGGGCACAAACTAATGCCAATGAATCCACGCCTACTGCGGCCGTCCACGAAGGCGTCCGGCCCCTCCGCACCGCGAATCACCACAGAGTCGGGTGCCTCAATCACGACCGAATCCGGCGACAAGATTAGAACGGAGCAGGACTAATGGCCGATGTGAAGATTAGCGAACTGTCGGCATCCAGTGCCGTCACACCCGACGACCTGTTCGTCATGGTCGATGACCCATCTGGCACGCCAGTCACCAAGAAGGTGTCTGCGTCTGTCTTGCGTAACCCGCATGTCGTCGCCCTCGCCTACGCCGCCACGCTGAACACCGACGCCAGCACGGGCGACATTTTCGACGTGACGCTCACCGGCAACGGCACGCTCGCCAACCCGGCGAACCCGGTAAACGGCAAGACGCTCCGCTGGCGTATCCGGCAGGACGCGACCGGCGGCAGGACGGTGACGCTGGGCAACAAGTTCGTTATCCCCTCATCGGCCACCTCGCCGCTGCCGTTCTCTACGGCAGCGAACAAGATGGACGTTCTCGCCGCGACGTACCACGCGGGGCGGGACAAGTGGGACGTGGTCGCTTTTGTGCCGGGATACTAGGAGTAGCACCGCATGGCCAACCTTTCCTCGCACACCCCGATTTACGTCCGCACCACCGGCGATGACACGACCGGCGACGGCTCGTTGTCGGCCCCGTTCGCCACTGCGCAGAAGGCGTGGGACGTCGCTATCGCTACGCCGTCCGGCGACTATGTTCTGGACTTCGGGGCGGGCTCGTTTGGTGGCGTGACGCTGACGCAGGACTGGCCGTCACGGATCGCAGTTCGCGGTGCCGGAGCCACGCAGAGTCTCTTAGGTGGGATCAGCGGGGTCGGGGCCGACCAAGTCTTTGACTGGACGGAGTATGTGGAGATTTCCCCAGTGGGCAGCGGATTCAATGTATCTCTCATTAGCGACCGCACAGTCGACATCGGGGGCGTCACGACATCTGCGGGTCTACTTTTTGGGCCGCTCGCTGACTATAACGCAGCACCTAAAGGCGGCGACGTCTCGCTTGCCGACTGCAAATCCGGTTCCGTTGTCGCAGGCAGCGTGCCATGGCTGGTGATTGGAGGCAACGTGTCGCTAACCGGCTGCGAGTCTGGGGCTGTCACCAGTATAGGGGGTGGAGGATGGCCGTCCGGTGCGGTGTCTCTCGTCAATAGCACGGCCGGACTCATTGACGTAAGCAGTTTCGGCGGCAATGGAGGCTCCGTGACACTGACCGACAGCGTGGCTGGGGACATTGCGGCTGAGCCGATTTACACTGGCGGAAATTCGGCAGGCTCCGTCTCTCTCCTTCGCAGCGA